CCCCGACCCCGCCGGCGCGCAGCGCTCGACCAAGGGCCGCGGCGAATCCGACATCGACATCCTCAAGGATGCCGGCTTCCGCTGGGTCAAGTTCAAGCGCAAGCACCCGAAGATCGCCGACCGCGTCAACGCGGTGAACCGGATGTGGCGGGCCGCCGACGGCTCGATCAAGATGCGGATCAACATGAACTGCAAGCACACGATCGCAGGCTTCGAGCAGACCATCTACAAGGAGGGCACCCGCGAGGTCGACAAGACCCAGGGGCTCGAGCATCCGACCGACGCCTGCGGCTACTGCATCGACATCGAATTCCCCTGGCGCTCCAAGGAAGCCTTCGGCATCTCGATCTAGGCTTGATTATAAGTCAGTCCTGACTTACAGTAGGGATTCCCGTGTTCCATTGGTGTTGCCTTGCCCGCCGTAACTGATCGCCAGAAACAGCTCCGCGCCTTCATCAAGCGCCGGCATCCTGACTATCAGGACAAGTGTGCCCATTGGGACTTCCTGGACGCCACCTACGAGGGCGGCCGGGAATGGTTCTGCAACAACGTCTTCCGCTACATCAAGGAAGGCGACAAGGAATACGAGGATCGCGTCAAGCGCGCCTACCGCTTCAACCACACGCGCGAAGTCGTTGATCTCGTTCAGAAATACATCTTCAAGAGCGCGATCGTCCGCGCCAACGACGCCCCGAAGGAGATCAAGGACTTCTGGAAGAACGCGACCCTGTCCGGTCTGTCGATCCAGGAATTCATGAAGCTGGTCGGCACCGAGACCTCCAAGAAAGGTCGCGGTTACCTGGTCGTCGACACCAACGCCAAGCCGAACGTCGTCTCCGTCGCCGACGCCAAGGCCGCGAAGGTCCGCGTCTACGCCTATTACATCCGTCCGCAGGACGCCCTCGACATGGGCTTCGACGAGGACGGCGTGTTGCAGTGGATCCTGCTGCGCGAGCGCGTGCGCGACGACAAGGACCCGATCACCTCGAGCGGCGCCATCGACATTCAGTATCGGCTCTGGACCACGACCTTCCACCAGTTGTTCACGGTGCAGCAGGGTAAGTCCGGCAAGGTCGAGGATCTCAAGGTCACCGAGCATCCGCCGGTCGGCCACACGGTCGGCGAGGTCCCGGTCCTTCCGGTCGACCACGTCATCTCCGAGGACAAATATTCGGCGCCCGGCCTGATCGACGATATCGCCTATCTCGATCGCGCCTGCGCCAACTACTGCTCGAACCTCGACGCCATCATCCAGGATCAGACCTTCAGCCAACTCGTCATGCCGGCGCAGGGCCTGATGCCCGGCACCGACAAGTATGACGCCCTGGTCGAAATGGGCACCAAGCGGATCTTTGCCTATGACGGCGAGGGCGGCGCCAAGCCCGAATACATCTCGCCGGACGTCAAGCAGGCCCAGCTCATCATCACGGTGATCAACAAGATCATCACCGAGATCTACCACACCGTCGGCATGGCCGGCGAGCGCACGAAGCAAGACAACGCCATGGGCATCGACAACTCGTCGGGTGTCGCCAAGGCCTACGACTTCGAGCGCATGAACTCGCTGCTGACCTCCAAGGCCGATGCGCTGGAGAACGCCGAGAACAAGCTCGCCGACCTGGTCCTGAAGTGGAACGGTCAGCCGAAGGGTTTGGAAGGCCTCGATCGCGAGGATTCCGAGCTCGTGAAATATCCGGACACCTTCGATGTCCGCACCCTTTTCGACGAATTCACGATTGCCGAGAGACTGGCCCTCGTGGACGCGCCGAAATCCCTGCGTCAGGAACAGATGAAGCAGGTGATCGAGAAGCTGTTCCCGCGGCTTGCCAGCGACCTCAAGAGCACAATGCTCGAAGACGTCGCGAACTGGCCGATGACCATCGCGGACAAATTGACCGTGACGGCCACGATGGGCGGCTCCGGTCAACCTACCAAGTTCCCGGCGTCGGCATCCGTATCGACCGGCGGCTCGTCTATGCCGGCCACACCCGCTCCCAAAGCTACTCCGGAAAAGCGACAGGGGCAGGTGACCAAGGACACCAAGTCCAAGACGAAGAAGTGACGACCTGAACGACCGGGCATATCGCCCACCGGGAAGCCGAGAGACTGTGCGACCCGAAACACCTGATGGCCGAGAGACTGTGCCAAAGGAGACTTGAACGTGCGTAAGATTTCCGTGACTACCCCGGCAATGCAGATGCAGAGCCACAACGACCACCAGACGTTCCCGGTGCAGAGCATGCGCCTGCTGGACGGCGAGACCGAAGCCGAGAAGGCCGCTCGCGAAGCCGCCGCCGAAGCCAAGCGCGTCGCTGACGAAGCCGCCGCAAAGGCTGCCACCGAAGCCGCCGCGAAGGAAAAGGCCGACGCCGAAGCCGCTGTCAAGGCCGCCGAGGAAGCCGAGGCCAAGCGTATCGCCGACGAGAAGAAGGCCGGCAAGCTCACCGACAAGGAATACGAGTTTCTCACCGACGCGCTGAAGCACAAGAAGACCGCGCGCGAGGCCCAGCAGAAGGCCGACGAGCTCGTCGAGCGCGTCAAGGCGTTCGAGGGTCTCGATGCGGCCGCTGTGAAGAAGCTGGTCAAGGATCAGGCTGCCGCGGAGAAGGCTGCCAAGGACGCCGAGCTCAAGGCTGCGGAAGCGGCCGGCGACGTCGAGCGCATCAAGAAGATGATGGGCGAGGAGCATAACAAGGTCGTCAGCGAGCTCCAGGCCAAGCTGGACGAACTCAACGGCGTGGTGAAGACCAAGGACACCACGATCGAGGATCTGACCGTCGGCTCTGCCTTCAGCCAGTCCACCTATATCGCCAACGAGCTCGTGCTCACGCCGCAGATCGCCCGCACCGTCTATTCGGGCCATTTCGACGTGGTCAACGGCAAGGTCGTTCCGTTCGACAAGTCGCGCGGGGAGGCGGGTCGCACCCAGCTCGTCAACGCAACCGGTGCGGCGCTGTCGGTCGACGAAGCCCTGAAGAAGATCGTCGAGGCCTCTCCGGATCGCGATCGCCTGGTGCGTTCGAAGATCGCGGCCGGCGCCGGCTCCAAGACCGAGAAGGGTGGCACCACCACCACCGAAGGCGACGGCCTGCGCGGCATGGCTCGCATCACGGCCGCCCTCGAGGCCGGCGCGCTGAAGAAAAAGCCGGGCGCGAAATAAAAAATCAGTAACGACTTACTTTCTTGTTGGAAGTTATCCAAAGCCGGGGTATTCTATTGTCAGTCAATACTGACTTACGAATTCCCCGGCGTCCTTCAAGGAGTTGTCATGCCGTTGCTCGAGACCGAAGCCAACAAGCTCTCGCAGGAGATGCTTGAGCGTGGGGTGATCGAAGAGATCATCGACCGCGAAGAACTGTTCGCTCTGCTGCCCTTCAAGACGATCGATGGCAAGGCCTACCTCTACAACCGCGAGAACACCCTCTCCGAGGGCGATTTCCTGGATCCCTACGATCCCGTGCCGGAAGGCGCCGCGACCTTCACCGAGGTCACGACCCGTCTGCGCATTCTCGCTGGCGACGTCGACATGGACAAGTTCCTGATCTCGACGCAGTCCGACCACAACCCGCAGCTCGCGATCCAGATCGCTGCCAAAGCCAAGGCGCTCACCCGCAAGCTGAAGCGCACCCTGGTCAACGGCAACAACAGCGTCAATTCCAAGGAATTCGACGGCCTGAAAGTGCTGGTTCCCGCCGAGCAGACCCTGGTCGCCGGCACCAACGGCGCTGCCGTGACGTTCTCGATGCTCGACGAGCTCCGCGATGCGGTTCTCCTCGGCGCCGACTGCTTCATGATGCGCCGGGGCACCTGGCGTGCGATCAAGGCGCTGCTCCGCGGCTTCAACGGCAACGCGGCCGACAGCATCATGATCGAGAACTTCGGTCGTCCGATTCCGGCGATCGACGGTATGCCGGTCATCATCAACGACTTCATCCCGAACAACGAAGTTGTCGGTTCGAACTCGGCCACGACCTCGATCTACGCGGTCAAGCTGGACGAAGCCGTCGGCTTCCACGGCATCGTCGGTGGCGAGGCCGCTGGTCTGAAGGTCGAAGAGATCGGCACGATCCAGAACAAGGACGCCGTTCGCTACCGCGTGAAGTGGTATGTGGGCACGGCCTTGAAGTCGACCCTCTCGGTCGCCCGCCTGTCCGGCGTCACCAACATCTAAGCTTGAATGTAAGTCAGTCTTGACTTATAAGGGGCGGAGTTAATCACTCCGCCCCTCTTGCTGTCTGGAGCACTCATGTCTCGTCCCACCGTTGTCATCGTCGGCGCCGATAAGGGCGGCGTTGGCAAGACCACCGTCACCCGAATCGTCCTCGATCATCTCCGCAACGAAGGCCTCGAATACCGCGCCTTCGATGCAGAGACGCCCAAGGGCAACCTCTCGCGCTTCTTCCCCGATGCCAAGATCGTCGACCTCGAGCATTCCAATGGTCAGATGGACGTGTTCGACGACCTGACCGGCTCGAAGGTCACGGTGATCGACCTGGCTGCGCGCCAGCTCTCGCCGACCCTGAAGCTGCTCGGCGACATCGGCATGCTCGAGGCCGTCCGCGACGGCAAGCTCGACGTCATCGTGTTGCACGTCCTTGGCTCCTCGGTCGCCTCCTTCCAGGAGATCGCGGAGACGGCCGCGGCCATCAAGGGCTCGCGCTACTTCATCGTCACCAACCACATCAACGACACCGAGTATTTCGGCTGGGATGGCGAAGATGCTCAGAAGGCCCTCGGCCTGGCTGAAGCCATCATCAATGTGCCGAAGCTGGACGAGAAGGCTGCCGAACACGTCGAGCAGGCCGCAAAGCCCTTTGCCGACATCGCTCGCGACTACCCTTCGTTCGTGGTCAGGGGCAAGGTCCGGCACTGGCTCGCCGGCAACCTGAATGCGTTCTCGGTCCTGAAGCTCGGTCGATGAGCGGAACGATCGAAATCTACGGCCGCGACGACTGCCGCTTCTGCGCGGCAGCCGTTGCGCTGTGCCAGAAGCACAAGTTGCCGTTCGTCTACCACGATCTGTCCGCGACCGACCCGGCCGCGGGCATTCGCATGGCGGAGCTCATCGAGCGTCTCGGCGACACCCCGCCCAAGACCGTCCCTCAAATCTTCATCGGCGCACACAAGATCGGCGGCTTCGACGATCTCAAGCGTGCGCTTCCCGTCGTCCAGCAGATCCTTTTCGGAGGCTAAAGCCTTGCAGTCTTTCCACATCAAGATCACCCAGCCCGGCTGGGAAACCTTCAACGGCGACTATGCCGGCTACGAGTTCGTCAACGGCGTCTCGGCGCATGCCCTGCCGCGCAACATCTGCGATCGCATCGCGGCGAACGTCGCCACCGAGATCCTCGACGGCGAAGAGAACCTGGGGCAGGGCGGCGTTGCTGCCCGCATCGCGTCCCGGCGCTCGATCGAAGCCACCGTCGGCACGCTCCTGGAGCGGCAGACCGAAGAGGCCAAGGCCGGCGAGCTGCTTCTGGTTCACCAGGACGCCGGCAAGCCGCCGACGCTCGAGTTCTTCACGGAAAGCCAGCTCGAAGGCCTTGCCGAAGCCGGCGGCATCGAGGAGCTGCGCAAGCTCGCCGCGCCCTGGAACGTCAAGCATCGCTCCATTCCCGGTCTGATCGCCCTGATCATCAAGGCTCAGAACAACTTCATCCAGGCCAAGAAGCAGCGCGACGACGACGAGCGCTTCAACCGCGCCGCCGCCCTCGATGCCGCGATGGCTGCGCGCCTGGCTGAAGAGGCCGAATTCATGAAGGGTGCCCGCGTGCTGGCCGACCAGACGCCGAACGCTGTCGGCCCCGACGGCAAGTCGATCCACGTCAAGACCGACGGGGAGCAGGGCTAATGCTGACCGTCCCGGTTGGAACAGATGCGGTTGTCGAGGTCGCTTTCCTCGACAACGACGGTGACCCGGTCACGCCGACCGCGCTTTCCTACGTCGTCAAGGACGCGGAAGGTTCGGAGATCGTTCCGCTCACCACGATTGCGACCCTGACCGGGACGTCCACCGACATCACCGTGCCGAACGGGCTCATCTCGACGCCCGGCGGCTATTCGGTCGAGCTGCTCATCACGGTCGCCAATGGCCAGGTGTTCATCCAGGAGGAGGTCTTCCTGGTCAAGCCGGCCGTGCGGCTCCAGTTCCTGGTCAACACCTTCCAGACCCGCGCGCAGGCGCTCTACACGGCGTCCTCGGTCTCGAACATGATCTCGTGGCTCGGCGCCGGCAAGGACGACCAGGAGGTCGCCCTGATCGAATCGTTCCGCCGGCTGATCCTGCTCAACTACTTCATCCCGTGGCCGGAAGTGCTGGATCTCCAGAACCGCATCGCGCCGCGCTACCAGTCGCACATCACGCCGCGCATGTGGCCGCTGATGACGCCCGAAATCTGGACCATCTACCCCGACTACTTCAAGGAGGCGCTCAACCGCGCCCAGATCATCCAGGCCAACTTCCTGCTGACCCCGAACTCGGCCGCGGATCGCCGGCGCGACGGCGTGTTCTCCGAAAAGATCGGCGAGAGCTCGATCATGTTCAAGAACGGCGTCCGGCCCCTCGACGAAGACACCGTCTGCCGGCCCGCCATGAACGTGCTGGCCCAGTTCCTCAACACCCGGATCACGACCACCCGCTCATGATCGTCACCCAGCTCATGACCACAATGGCCGAGGCCGCAGCCCAGCGCTACGGCCTGCTGGTCGACGGCTGGCAGGCACTCTACGGGCGCGCGCTCGACGACCCGCGCTTCGGGGCGCCGGTGCAGCTCCGCCAGGTGGAAGAGGACGCCTACGCCATGGCCCGCCGCTATCTGGAGGCGGAAGGCACCGAGATTTCCGATGCCATGACTGACATCGCGAGGGAAGCTCTCACAGCGACGCACACAGAGTTGAGCGTCGAAGACAGCGACGAGCTTCCCGACGACGTAGACGAGCACGTCAGCGCGTTTATCGCGCACCTGATGAGCGCGTTGACGATTCAGATCGAGCGCGACATCGCGACCCTGAAGAAGACGCTTCAGCAGACGATTTTGGGCGTGACGCTCGCAGCCAGCGCCCAGCGCCTGCCGCTGCGCACCGCGCTGATCCAGCACCGCATCGCGGTCAATACCGACGTCAAGTTCGACTATGCCGACCGCAGGACCGCGAAATGGTCCTCGCGGCGCTACATCCGCACGATCTGGCGGCACGATCTGCTCGCCCTCTACAACGACGTGGTGCTGATGACGCTCGCAGACGCCGGCATCGACACCGCGCACGTCCGGCACGAAGACCCGTCCGCGGACACCCACGGGCAGCAGATCTCCATGGTCGAGACCACCGAGCTGCCGACGCTCGCCGACATTCGCGACCAGACCTTCCACCCGAACGCCAACGCGATCCTG